GAAAATTTATTTTCTACCGTCTTTATTTGCCCACTTTAACTGTTGGTGGTTAACTAACGAGCTCTGCCATATGGAGTCCGATCTATGGCTACGAACCCCATCGTTTGGGCATATACTCTTACGTGAGTTGGACCCCATAAATGGAGCGTGCACACCTACTTAGTGGTGTTGTTATGTGTTTCCCAGTCCCGTTGTACTATTTAAGGTTCTTGTTAATATATAATAACTGTGCTGGCTCTATATGGGTCACGGGTCGTCAACAGATGTTTTGATGCACCGGCTACTTCTGTTGAGCTATGGATTAATGGGGATAGATTGTGTGATTGCATTGGATGAATGTCCTTTGTGCGTAATGGACGTCCCAACTTAATGGAGGGAATTGATCACAATCGACCAGGGCTTGCAGGCCTTCTCTGTGACGCTGTTTACGATACAGTTTTAGCTGGTGTTAGGCAAGCTTAAGTGCTACCTTTCAATGCATTTTGTTCATGACATGCATGGGCGGTTATCTTTATGATTTATCTGACCCAGATCTCCACTTGACCGGTGGTCTTGTGGATTCCTGTCTTTCATGCATACCATGTCATTGCCCAAGTGGTTCCAATCCACCAAGTAGGAAACGTATTTGGCGACATGCAGGCTCTGTTGTTACTATCCTGTTTTCAAGAAAATACATGCAAATATAATATAATACAACACCATGTCTTCTCTACGCAAACAACCTATTGGTGTTCTTCAGGCTACCAAGCTGATTGCTGCTTACCGCGTTGTGAATCCGACATCTGAGGTGAGGGCTTATAAGGCCTATTGGATGGACCAGAATTATGTCGTGGACAAAGAAGGCAATTTGGTGGATACTCTCGAGCTGTTTGGTGAAGGTTTTGGTATTCCCTATTCGGAGATGAAGAAGAAACCACCTACAGAGCGCGAATCAAGAGCAGTGCGCGAGTTTCATCAGCGCTATATGGCACAACAGGCCTATAAGCGCCTGCGGAAAGCCATTCCTAAAGATACGCGAGAGCGTACGGTGAGGGCGGAGAGACAAGCCGCACAAACCATGAAGGTTGATTTTGTCGAAGAGCAGAGTGGGCTATCCGCTCTTATTGGTGGTGCTGCTGGTATATTCACTGCCTGTGCTGTCCGAACGTTGGGCAAGCTAGGTAGGACAGCTGACAGAACCACTAGCGCAGTTGAGGGCATCTACAATAGTGTAGAGCAGAAACTGCGTGAGTTTGGTCAGGCTTGCAAAGAGAAACTTGGCTCTTTGTGGATTGTGCCAGCTGGAATTTTGGTACATGCTGTTATTTCACAGTTTGTTGAGGTACCGTTGTTACCAATTCTTGCCGCAAGTGCCTTGGCCAAGATGTTTGGTAAGGAAGCTTGGCGCATAGTTAATAAACATCTGGGGGCCCAGGCACAGGCAGGAGTAGAGGAAGCCGCTGGGGCGGGTGCTTTGATTTGTTCACTTGTCTGTCTAGCGACCATTCCAACCAAGAATGCGTCGATTGCGGCAGGTGAGCTGTTGAAGCGCATGGGTAACCTTGAACGTGGAAGGGATGGTTTTGAGTTTTTCTTCAAGAACGCCCTCAAATATTTTGAGGGCGCGGTCAACAAGGTTTTGTCCCTTTTCACAGACAGGCGTGTTGATTGGCTTGATGCTACGGAGAGGTTTGCCACAGCCTTCTGTAATGATGTGGATGCCTTCGAGGCCTTGACCAAGGGACCTAGTGAGGTCACGGTTGAACAGTGCAATGACGCTGTCCAGCTGCAGATGCGAGGAATTGGTCTTAAAAAGACGCTGCATGACCCCCGCATACTGGCAAAAGTCGAGCGTGCTATCTCTCGTTTGACTACCTTGCTGCTTCCTTACCAAGGAGCTATGACGGCTGCGAGGAATTACAGAGCTGAGCCGGTTTTTGTTTGCTTGTACGGTGGATCTGCCGTTGGGAAAACCACATTGGTTACAAAGCTGGCGTGTGCAATCCTGGTTAAATCAGGGTTGACGCCTGCTAAGTTCGCTTTGATTAACCTATGGCAGAAGGGTACCACTGAGTTTTGGAACGGTTATTGTAATCAGAAGTGTCTGGTTATGGACGATTGTTTCCAACTGCTGCCTGTTAAAGGAGCGGATGACAATGAGTACATCAATGTCATACGCATGGTTGGTAACTGGGCCTATGCTCTGAATTTCGCGGATATAGAGAGCAAGGGCAAGTTTTACTTTGACACCCCTTTGGTGGTTGGGACTACTAATTGTAGTTCCATCGCTAATATGGCGGGCAATGTTGTCACTTGCCCGGAAGCTGTCGTGAGGCGCATCAAGCATCCCTATGAGCTGTGTGTTACGGAGGGATACCGCACTGAAGAAGGCACTCTGGATTACGCACGAATCGAGAGGGAGTTTAATGACAACCTCACTAAACTTCGCGAGGAAGGAAATGCCGCTTCTGAGGCGTTCTTGGATGCCTATCCCTGGGACGCTTGGTACTTGCGATCCCACAACTATACCGATGGCACTTGTACTGGTCCTATGCGCTCAGTACGAGATTTGATTGAGGAAGTTGTGCAGGACCTTGTCACCAGTGCGGAGCGACACAAGGCTGGCCTTGAGAACCTTGCTTATTTTTTGGAAGGTTTGGAAGGTGAAGTTACTGAGCAAGCCGGCCCTTCGACCCCCCGAGAGGGCATTCGCCTTTTTCCTATTCCCAACCAGCATGCTGAGGAGGGTGTCAGTCAAGTCTTTTCAGATGATGAAGACGATGATTTTCCCCCTCTGGAACGAGCATACTACCCTGGGCACAGATACGGGGGGTCACCACAGGTGAGCTCCATGGAACGCCAGATGGGCAACGATGCCACGGCTGCCCACTTTGCAAGGCTGCTTGATGAGCGCGAGGAGGAGGAGATTGACTGGACCGAATGTTCCCACGCTCGGCGCGCTAAGGAGATACAGCGAGACACGCGAAAGTGGTTTGAGAACTTTGCTGCTAAGCATCCCTTGTTAATACAAGGTCTTGCTATAGGCCTCAACGTTCTCATTTTCCGCTTCATATATGTCACTATGAAGGGTATCTTCTGTTTTGTGAAAGACCTTGTTGGGTCGATCTTTGGACAGCGTGGCAAGCCCCGCAAAGCTCGCACAGAAAGCAACATCAAGCCACCAGGTGCGGTACCGAAGAAGATCTTCTTCTCGCATACAGTTCGAGAGGAGTCTCATGCAGTAGATCACGTCCACGATTTGATTTACGCGAATGCATTCGGGATGTACCTTGAGTATGAACTTGAGACACCTGTGAAGGCAGGGCAGGTCCAGTTTATTGAGGGGCAATTGGCGATGCAACCCGCCCATTATACCAAATGGATCAAGGAGAGAGTGGCGGCCGGTCGATTTTCTATGGACCAGATGGTTACGTTTGTGAGCCCTGTGTCTGATATGAAATTCCAGCTCACGGTGCAACAGTACCTTGCGATGGATAGGACCGACGTCCCCAATCATGACATCGAGTTCTTACGGTTTCCACGCGGTTCTTTTACGACGGCCAAGAAGATCACACAGTTTCTCCTCACGGATGAGCAATACCAAGGTGTCATTCGCGCAGCGCTGCCCGTGCGCCTCGATATTTATGAGGAGAAAGAGGTTAAAGGCAAGCGCATCCGGAATCGGAGGACCATGCACGCTGAGTCGTTTCAGTATTGTAAGGAACTCAGTGTCCAAGGAAATTTGCGCGAGGATTTGCTGGCGTACACAATGGCCACTGA